ATAGAGTATGAGAAAAAGTATGCAAGTAATATAAATTACTTTGGGGATGGTGTTAACATAAGATCCCAAGATTGGAATTATGATGGATCGGCGTATGCTGTACTTTTAAAACAAGTAGTTATACCCAAATCAACAGCGCTCTCAGTTCTAGATATACCTATGCATTTGAAGCCTAATGACGTATTAACCTTAAAACCAACCTCAGTTGATTCTGGAGATATATTTAAGCCAACCGTCACTGTCACCGAATTCTTTGATGACGACGCAGACGCTACTACTGTAGTAGACGTTCAGACCGTATTTTCAGCACTAACCGCAGGAACTTACTAACTTATGAATTTCAGCATCCCACCCGTAAACGACTCTGTTCCAGATATTCCATCTTTTAATGCGGAAGAAGCAGCTTCTATGCCTTCTACCTCCTTAACGTCTCTGGCTAATTACATGTCAACTATACTTACAGGTATATCCGCTAAAGCTTCAGGTTTAAAGACAAGAGCTAAAAAACTTTCCGGAACCTCTGTAAAATATCTTCCAACTCAAGGTAGAGTACCTGTAGAGTCTACAGTATCCTCTGAAAAAGTAGGAGGTTCAATAGGTAAGGCAATCGGACCTATAGCGGGTATGACAGCTGTTACTCAAGCAGCAGTCGATAATGATATTGATAATGTAATAGAGAATCCTGAAGAAGCAGGAACATCTTCTACCGATGCAGCAAGTATGGCAGGATTAATGGGGTCCTTACTTTCAACAGTTTTAGCAGATTCCGAAGAGGCTGTGTCCGGGGCTGAACTTTCTGCTATTAAAGCTAGTTTAGCAGAATTAGAGGCAAAAGCATACGCAGCTAAAAATAATTTAAATACTATACAAAGTGTTCTATCGGATAGAGCTTTAGGGGTCTTAGTAGAACCTAAAATAAATACAAATGCCTTAACTGCTATTAATGATCCTCAGGTAGACAAAGTAGTTGAATCTTTTGATAAGTATATTACAGATAATATAGTCCAGCCTTATAAAGATAACTTAGAAAAGTTTGGAGATTTGGCAGCTATTACCCAGCTTGAGTTTGAGGAAGATGAACCTATTTTTGATTTAACTTACGGACCTCCAATTTCTAAAAGCGGAACTTTTATATTATCTAACGACGGTTTGTATTACGATTCTGTTAGTGGAGGTATACCTGAAGTTTCAGGGATAGTTGCTGCAAGTTCTACCTGGAATTTAGATTATGCTCCTAACTTAGGAGGTAAAGGAAAAGCATATACTTCCGAAAATCTTAAAAACATTACAGATAATGTATTCGCACTAGATTACGAACCAGAAAAAACTACTGAGAATGAATATTATATATCAGACGATGTCTTAGAGACTTTTGAAGCTAATAAGAATAAACATGTTGAGGATATATATGCTCAGGTAGATGAACTTATAGCTGATGGATTAGATGCAAGCAGTGCAATGGTAGTTAATTACTATAGCAATATAGCTGCTGTAGCCTCTATGTACGATGAGAAAATTAAGAAGCGGAAAAAACAACTTCAATTAGTTTCTATTTTTGCTCCACATATTTATAGTCATTCTACAATTGATCGCTCTGAGAAAGATATTGGATTGGGAACGGGAGTATTAATAGAAAATAGGGGAGATCTTCAAAATCCTGAGTGGCATCCCATTGAAAGAATTCCAATTAATGATTTTTCATTCTTAGGGGGAACCGGAGCTGCCGCAACTGTAGAGCAGCAGGAAAGTATTTTAATATTCTCAGAAGATCTCGATGATACGATTTTACCTATTACTCCTACATTCCTAAGATCCCATCATAAACCTCTATCGTATTTAGAAAACTTTACAATATCACCAGTTGAGGATGAAGTATTTCCATATATCGAAGGTAGTAAATCTGCTTCAGGCACTTCCAACTTTATACACTCTCTAACCAATTCCATAACTGAATCTGGATTATTGCTTGCATATAATTTTATAAGCCCTGAAATTGTAGATCCTTCTTCCGTAAAATTTAATGTGGATAATGTAGGTCCTGATGCAGGGAGAAGATTAAATGCACAACTAGTAGCCTCTAGCCTTGAAAGCGTTTTCCCTTCAGGATTAGCTATTCCAAAACTTACGGGAACTTGCCAAACAAGTGGAGGTTCTTACGTAAGATTACCGAGTAATATAACACCTGCAGGAAGATCCATTAATAGTACTACCCAAGAATTGGATAATTTATTTTACCCAAGTAATAGGTATTTTAACCCTGTTACAGAAAAAGGTGGAGGTGTTACTTTTGATTATTGGGTACATACCCCTGATTTGAGCGCTACTGATTATCATAGATATAAATTAATTATGGGATGTGAAAATTCTGGTGGCGCACCTCATTTTCAATCTAGGCAAGGAAATGTAGATGCTACTAGAACAATGAAGTCCGGACTTATGGACATGTCTAAAACTCATGGAATGATTATAGGGTTTAGAGATAGAGGAGGTATTACTACCCCTAGTGGTTTAGAGTTTGGAGTGTTCCCTACTGTATCTCAAAACCTTAATAGTGGGGCTATAGGTCATAGTATAGCTATCGCAGAAAAGGAGGACGGTACCGAATTAGGTGCAACAATTGCTAGTGGTACCACAGTAAATGGAGTAAGTATAACAGACGCATCTAGTTCTTTTATACACATGTCTCTAGTATTTGATTTTGATTCTGATAACTTAAAAATGTACGTAGATGGAGAACTTTTAAGTACCTCTGGTTTATCGAATATATTCGATCTACAGAAAACAAAGGCAACAATTAGTATACCGTCTTTAACCGTATCAGGAAACTCCGAATTTATGACCAGCTGGGAACCTTCAGGAAATAACGGACCTATTACAGGCGCACCTGGTCTAGCGTTTACTCCTTGGATTTTAGGAGGTGGATTCTCCGATACTATTATACAGAAGCCTTCCCTAGGAAGTTATGACCCTGGATTCTTAGGTTATAATACCAATAGTAGCTATGGAGCAGTACCGGCTTCGCAACATTCTCCTTCCTTAGGAAGTATCACTCCTATAGCTTCTAGTGCCTTAGATGGATTTTTAGGAAGTTTCAAAGTATATTCTAAAGCCCTAACTACTAAGGAAGTTAAAACTAATTTTAGAGGTCAAAAAGGATTCTTTAAAAACATACAAACATAATGATACACGACGACATTTCTCTACTGACAACATCTAAAACAACTCCGTTTAAAGGTGTAGCTTTTCCTGTTACAGAGGGAGCAGGAGGGTTTTTCGCAGCTACTAACGGAGCTCAGACTACTATGTCAGGATTAAAACAATTACTTCTTACTAGTCCAGGGGAAAGGGTTATGAATCCTAATTTTGGAACATCCTTAAGAAGATCTGTATTTGAACCTTTTACCTCTGATTTAATGGCATCATTAAAGGCAGAAATCTCTTTCGCAGTAGAAAAATATCACCCAGAGGTAGAAATTTTAAATCTGCAAATGTCTTGGGATTCACATCCTCGCAGCAGAGGACGGCATAAGATATACATACAATTAAAGTTCCAACTTAAAGGGGAACTATCAAACCCTCAAATTTTAGATATAATAATATAATGGTACAAGAAACACTTAAAGGAATTTATAACACAAGCGCATTTGATGGCTCTATAACTACTGATTTTTTATCCTTAGGGGAATTATCCCCAACTGCTAAGGCTACAAAGATCGATTACTCCGCAGCTGAATTCCCAGAATTTAAAGCTGCTTTAATTAATTATGTAAAAGCAGTATATCCAGATGACTATAATACCTTTGCGGAATCTGATATGGGTATGATGTTTATAGAATTATTTTCCTACTTAGCTTCTGTATTATCTTACAAAGCAGATATGCTAGCTAACGAAAATTATATTACATCTGTAGAGTCCCCAGAAAATCTTAGAAAACTACTGCAACTTATAGGTGTAAAGATGAGAGGTCCTATTAGTTCTAAAGCTGGATGTACTTTGACTCTAGGAGATGACGATACTGTAACAGCTGGAGGAGATACTAGTTCTCTCTCTATCCCTGCGCTCAGTAGATCTTTTTCCATCCCTAGTAATAAAGATTCAGGATCTATAAACTATACTATGTATGAAGTAGACGGTACTGGAAATGTAGACATGGATAGCGAGATTATAGAACTCGTACTTTCTGATTCTTTAAATGCTGCTGGTAAAGTATTTTCAAATCTTATTCTGCTGGAAGGATTACTTAAAGCTAAAACTGGAACTTTTTCTAATACCGATACCATTCACACTATTGACATAGATGATCCTTCTGTAGTGGAAGGAAGTTTAATTTTACACACAGACGGAGAAATCTATAATGAGATTGAGAATTTATTTTTAGCAGATTCTACCGATAAAGTTTTTAGTAAAACTTATATGGACGATTACTCTGTAAAAATTAATTTCGGAGATGGGTTAAGGGGAGTTTCTCCTACAGCAGGAAAATCGTACACACTTTACTATAGAGTTGGAGGAGGTGATAGAGGTAATATTGTATCTAACTCTATTAATGTTAAAATTCCTGTATCTCTAGGCTCAACTGAAATTTCAGTAGATGTAGTTAATCCTACTATGGCAACGGGTGGATTAAGCTCTGAAACTACTGATCACGCAAAGAAATGGGGACCTTATTTCTTTAAAACCCAATATCGAGCAGTTACGGGGGAAGACTACACAACCTTTGCAAATCATTTTACAAGCACAGCAGGTCACTCTGGAAAAGCATCCGCAGTTCTTAGAAACTCCGGAGCGGGTGGAAATATGATTGATATTTATACAGTAGCATTTGCTGCGGCTGTCAATGGCGCGCAAGTTCAGGTGGAGAGAGCATCTATTACGTATAAAAGAGAACTATTGGAATACTTAAATAAGTATAAAATGCTAACCGATGAGTTAACAATTGTAGATGGGCTAGTAAGAACTGTAGATTTAAAGTGTACATTATTCTTAGATAAGCCTTATAAAATATATGAAGAAGATATTAAAAGAAAAGCTGCAGCTAATATAGTGAATTTTTTCGATTTAAATAATAGGGATTTCGGGGAAACTCTTCATGTTAATGATCTAAACAAAGAAATTTTTAATATTCCAGAAGTTAGATTTTCGTCGATTGATAATATTAAAAATAATATCTCACTGAATTTTAATGAAATATTGCAGTTAAACAATGTAGAAATTAACGTTAAGTACGTATAAAAAAATGGTAAGAAAAAGAGGATTAGGAGATCAGGGATTAGCTGATAAAAATTATCATCAACATAATTATATTGATGTAATAAAGGCTATAACCCCCGATTTGTACCATGATACAGATGCTTCAATCTACGGTACCGGCGAAGACATTTTATACTCTACCTTAGGGAAGATTTTAAAAGTTGTAGATGTTATTGAAGATATATTCCCAACTATCAATTATGAAGCATCTTCTCTTCGCCAGAGATTTGTACTACGTAATGATTTAACTAATATAAGACCTTATATCTTTGAACTTAAAATTCTAAATGCATTAAATACCTCATTCTCCGATTTCCCAAATAGAGAAGAATTTAAATCATATGTCTCAGGAACTTTACTTCCTCATATTGTACTAAATTCCCCATCCACTGAATTTATAAGTGGTGTAAGTTCTTTAGTTACCTCTAGCGTTAATACTTCAGCTAAATGCCACACTTACCTAATGGATACATTATCCTGGTATTATGCATTAAATTCTACAGGATTAACGGGGACAACCGTAGAACCATCGTCAATTGTTACTGAAGAATTAACTAAACTATATGATGGATCATCCCTTAGAGAATCAGACGCCGTTACTTCTATATTTGAACACCTATGGAAGAATAGAGAAACTGTAAATCTTTTTAATGATTGTATACCCCGCCAATTAAGTAAAAGCGATTATAATATATCAGCTGGAACGTATACTTCAGGAACCCAAAACTGGGACAGACTAAAAACCTTAGTGAGTATATGGTATAATGACCATGATGAAAGCTCTACAACTTTAGACACTTATTTAGATCTTTTCCTGACTGAAAATACCTTTAGTCCTAAGATGGTTGAAGACGGAGCTTTTACGAAATTTCTACAAGCCCTTAGTTATGGATTCTATGATATAAATACAACTATAGAAGATCTTGGCGATCTAGTTGATATTGAAAGATGTCCACCTCAATTTTTACAGCACCTCGCATCCTTAATAGGTTGGAGATTAATGACTGGAGATGTAGACCGGTGGAGAGCCCAGCTTAGAAAAGCTGTCTATATTTACAAAGGCAAAGGTACCAGGAAAGCACTAGAGGAAGCTTTAGAATTAGTTTTTTCTGACCCTAATATAGTTCCAACTGACCAAATAAATGAGACATGGGAAATGTTTCTACCTAGGATGGTATATTATTTAATCGCTACGGAATCCTTAACATTAAATCATCCTAAAGCAAGTACTCAAACATTTAAAGGGATTCCCCTTAACAGATGGTCTCAAGCAAATAAAGATTTAAATTATCGCGCCGCAACTGATTATGTATTAGAGATTCTACATCAGAATACACCACCATCTCCCACCCGCGCGGAAGGAGGAGCCATTTACTTTAATGATGTTAAATTTAATTTAAGTTCCTGGGATCCTGATAATCCTAATTTTAAAGGATTTTACCATAGGCAAATACCCGACTGTCCAGTCCCCCCATGGGAGAATGATAGATTCTATGATAACACTTGGATCACTCGAAACCAGGTAGAAATTCTATGTGATATTCTTACAGCCTCTGGTAATGCTAGTGGAGTAAATTCCCCAAGAGGTGGACTAGATATCCCTACAACTTACGTATCAGAGCTGTCGTCAATTCTAATGAAAGAAAGTTACGATAATCAAGATTTGTACTATCGTAGTTGGAATAGGAAATGGAAATTTTACGCAAGTGGTTATTCCCCTCCGCCTAACTTATCAAGTATAGCAGCTTCTAAGGATGTTTCTAAATTAGGGTTAGTAGATTACTGGTCTTCTAAGAGCTCTACTATAACCTCTCAAGTATATTTAAATAATTTTAATTTTTCAGTAGATGCTGTCAGAATTCAAAAATCAGAAGTTATAAATTCTATTCGCCAAGTATTTAGAAGCTTTGTACCATTCCATGTACAAGCTAAAATATTTAATGTAGCTGATGCTGCAGAAGAGCATACATCTAATGATATACAACTATGTCCTATCGCTGTAATAAATGCTTTTGATTTATCTACTACTGCGGATGTTGATCATTACATATTAAATAATATAACACCTTCTAGTATATCATTAACGAATGTTGTTACATCTAGTACTGATACATCTGCAAACTTTACAATGTCATCCCATGCAAGTACTAGTAGAACCTCTGGCAGAAGAAGAAGTTTAAAATACTTAAATAGGTTTAGAGTTTATAGTAGAAATGGAAAGGCAATGCCTATTCCTAAAAAAGCAATATTTAAAGTTGATACATCCGCATACGATACTTTAGATATCCATACTGCAGAATTCATACCTCTAGGGTACAACTTTTCTTCAGGTACTTACTTCTCTCCATCAGGCTCCTTAAGTGGGGTATACGATGCTTCTAATGATCTCGCAGTATCAGCCCTACCTATATTATTTTCAGGTACGTCCACATACCCCGGTACCGAAACTTACTTACCAGCTGGTCGTTCGGATTTAATACATTCTACTTACACTTATAGTGGCGTTAATGTATCCTCAACTTTCCCATGTAGAATACCTTTCTTATTTGGATGCGCACCCTCAGTAGGAAGGGGTGAGATTCGAGGGATAAAGAAAGTTATTATAGCCTCTATGTGTAGACAAGGATTAACTACTGACTTCGGAGAATCGACTTTAGATAATTTTAAATTTGGAAAAGGAATCGCTAGGGACTTTGCTAATACCAGCGGAGTTATTGGAAATTCTATTTTCTCAGGCACCTCAGGAGTCGCAGCTTCCGCTAATGAAGGTATATCTTTTACAGAAAAAGAATTAAAAATAATATATTCTCACTTTAACGATATGGCAGACATGAATGCTACTAGGATAGGTATAATAGGATCTCATATTGTAGATATATTTGGAACAAGTGGAGGTTCCAGAGGATATGCTATTGAGCCTTACGGGACAAGTGACCCTGCAAACTTTGGACTTCAATCCTCAGGAGAAGCCTTAACCACCTCTATAGGAGATGGAATAATGTTTAATTTATCAGATAACTAATGGAAGGGTACGTAAAAATATATCACGGAGATCTTAGAGATTCTAATTTAATTTTTGAAGATCATAATCTAGTTGTAGATGCCGCATCAGAATTTATAGCCGATGCATTTACAGTACTCCCTTCACCTTCGTCTATGGCACCCCATATAAGTTTTTCTACTTCCACTATGGGTATTGTTGCTATGTCTTTAGGAAGCGCACAAAGTTCTAAAAGTTATAATACAGAAGGAGTAGCAGGTATTAAAGCTTTAGCTCCTAGTATCCCTGTTCCTACAGACACAACTATTCAACCTCCTGTGTACGATCTTAATTCTTCCGGACCTGGAAGATTAGGTCAATTTTTAAATTATATAAATTTTTCAGGTCAATACAGTCCCTTAACTCTTAAGGAGATTAAAGATTATGGATGCTACATTCCATCAGGTGGGATATACGCTACTTCAGGAAACGCTGTTACTCATACTTGGCTGGATATAGATACTAATTTTGGTAGAGGTCTAGCTGTAAAGTCTGATGGAACTTTACATGGTTGGGGTAAATATCAACAACATCCTCTAGAGTACATATTAATAAATATCCCAACCGATTCTCATTTTACCACTGCAAAATTAGGTAGAAATCATGGAGTAGCACTAACCCAACAAGGACATATTGTTACTTGGGGGGATGATACTTACAACCAAGTTTCTAATACCCCTTCGGGTTCAGGATTTACAAAGATTTCTACAAATGAGAGTCATGCATTAGCATTAGACTCTTCCGGATATATTCACGCATGGGGAGACTATCAGTTTACAGGAGGATTTAGTGCCAAGCCCGACACTAGTGGATTCACTGATATCAACTGCGGTAGATATAATAACTTAGCAATTGATGGCTCCGGATACATTCACGTATGGGGAAATGACTTCGATAATGACGTATTTAAAAACGTACCAGATACTTCTGGGTATGTTCAGGTAGCCGCGGGAGATACTCACTGCCTAGCCTTATCAGGTAATGGAACTCTTACATCTTGGGGAACAGATACTGATGGTACTGTAAGTTCAACTCCTGCTGGAACATTTTGATCT